AAAGGTACACTAGACACGCAGATTTAACATTTCCCAACTATCTTTTAACACTTGCTAACACACTTTGGCACGCTTTTTGCTGTGTCGCTTGTACCGTCATTGTTAACACACTTTAACACATTTAACACACCGTTAATACTGTTAAACTTTCATAAAAATAATGTTTCACGTGGAACGGTGGATAACAAATGTTTCACGTGGAACAAAGGGCGAATAGCAGCAAAGTGTTTCACGTGGAACGTTGTAAGTGTTAACAACAGTTAATTTATTTCTTTAAGACTTTTTAACGAAAATAATTTGGTGGTTTCGCAAAAACGTTGTATCTTTGCACCGTGTTTAAGAAACAATATAAGTTTAACAATTTAAATTAGGTGAAATTATGAATGAGAATTTTAATGAAACAGTTTTCAACTGTATTACTAGTGTTAATGCTCTTATGACTTCAAATGAAGTGGCTAGAGATGATAAGGCGGTTATTAAGTTGAACCGCTTTAAGAAGTGGTTGAACGAGTTTGCATCTGCAAACGGTGTGAACGAAGTCAAGTAGTAACAGGTGTTCAAAGACAACAGAAGTTTAACGTTTAAAAGGCTTTAAGGTATGCCAAAGGGTTTTAGTTTTGCTAGTACTTTTAATAAAACTAGTTTCGGGATTGATACAACAGATTTCCCGTTTGTAAAGTTGGTTGATATTTTCAACGATGAGAAAGAAGGTGGAGGTGATGTGGTGCATCCTATTAATGGTATGTACGTTCACAAGTCACAGTTGGGAGATTCGCCCGTTATCATTGACGCAGAAAACAAACGTCTTGTTAACTTACCACAGTTTACAGGTGACACAGTGAGAGAGATTCTCGCTAATAGTGATGCGGTAGATGCTATCAAAGCAAACAAAGTTGGTTACACGATTTATGAATATGAATCGCACGCCAAAAAGTGTTACGGTATTACCTTTGTAGATAAGTAGTTGTAAGGTAAAAGGGTTGAATAACGTCACGGGGGTAAACAGTAATTTATTTATTGTTGCCCCCGTTTTTGTTTCATTTTAAAATTTAGTAAATTATGGCAAAAAGAAATCCAATAGGGTTTAGTAAAAGAACTTTTTCGTTTACGGGGAAAATTCACGTAAAAAGCGAGATTTTAACCGCTTTGGAATCAGACCCTGTATTAAGAAAAGAAATTGCACGAACTTTTCAACAGGCAAACCGACGCATACAAAATGTTGAAAATTCGGGTATTGTGTCGCCAGCAGTTGTTGCCCTTAACAAAGGTGATATAAAAGGGTTTGCAAAGTTTTCAATGAAACACGATTGGAACGATTTAAAAATCGAATATGCTAAAGCGGTGGCGTTTCTGCAACAACCTACATCAAGTGCAACGGGTACGAAAGAATATGCGCAACACCTAAAGAGAACGTACAAACTAAACGATGATGAATTTAGTTTGATGCAAAATAAATTGATGGGTAAAATTGCGAGTGTTTCCGATGAAAAGTTTTTGGAACAATATTTAATGCAATACAAAGACTTTACGGGGGAACTTGAACAAGAAAGCAAAGACGTTTCCGACCAAATCGAAGATGATGCAATAAAAATAGCAGATTCGTTGCAAGACGATTTGAACGAACAAGCTAAAGCTATCGAAGAAGAACAGGAACGAATAAGCGGTTTACTTGATGATACATTAGCAAAGATTCTAAAGAGTTTTAAAAAATTCGGTTTATAATGAAAAAGATACCCTTTGAACTTCACAACGAAATTTACACGCCTAAAGATATTGCAAAGGTTTTATCGTTGGCTGTGAACGAAAAGAACTTTATGGGAAACAATAGGGGCGAAAAGTTCTTAAATGTGCCTGTTTCATTTGATATTGAAACTACTTCATTTTATCGTGATGAAGACGGGGAAACATATAGTTATGACCGTTACATAAAATTAGGTGGCAAAGATACCAAAATGGAAAAATGTAGTTTAATGTACGTTTGGCAATTTGGAATAAATGGTTTTTGCATTATTGGTAGAACATGGAAAGAATTTTTGCAAATGTTAGATAACATCGTGGGAATATTGAATCTGAACCAAAAAAGGCGTATTATTATATATGTTCACAATTTGGCATATGAGTTCCAATTTTTACGGGAAATGCTAAAATGGGAAAAAGTTTTCTCTATTGATTTGCGTAAACCGATTTACGGAATAACAAAAAGCGGTTTAGAGTTCCGTTGCTCTTATTTGCTATCGGGTTATTCGTTGGCGAAATTAGGTGAACAACTTCACAAATATAAATGTGAAAAGTTGGTAGGTGATTTAGATTATAGCCTATTACGTCACAGTAAAACCCCGTTGACACAAAAAGAAATTGATTACTGTTTGAACGATATAAAAGTTGTTATGTGCTATATACAGGAACTTTTGGAACGTTACAAAGGAATAACAAAGCTACCAATAACAAAAACTGGATTTGTACGCAAATATTGCCGTTCTGTATGCTTCAAGACAACAGACCCCGAAACAGGTAAAACGATTCCAAACTTTAAATATTTGGATAAAATACACAATTTGAATATTACAGGAATGGAAGAATTTTTAATGTTACAAAGGGCATTTTCGGGCGGTTTTACGCACGCCAACGCAAAATATACCGATGAGGTAATAGAAAACGTTGATAGTTACGATTTTACTAGCAGTTACCCTTATGTGATGGTTTCCGAAAAATTCCCGATGAGCACGGGCGTTGTTGTTCCTGTTAAATCGATGAAACAATTTGAGTTTATGACGAGTAAATACTGTTGTGTCTTTGATATTGAGATTACAAACATATTCGCAAAATCAGAAAACGAAAACCCGATATCTGTTAGTAAGTGTTTCGTAAAAGAAAACGTTTCCGAGAATAACGGGCGTTTAGTTTGTGCAACAAAGATTTGTATGACGATTACCGAAATAGATTTCAAAGTTTTTTCACAGTTTTACACGTGGGAACAAATCAGAATCGGGCGAATGATATGCTACAGAAAAGAATATTTGCCGACCGAGTTTGTAGAATCTATTTTACACCTTTACGAAATGAAGACGAAACTAAAAGGCGTTAAAGGCAAAGAAGTAGAGTATTTGAATAGCAAAGAAATGCTAAACAGTTGTTACGGTATGTGTGTTACAAACCCGTTGCGTGATGAGATTTTGTGTGATGGCGAAACGTGGGATATTGAACACCTTACAGGGGAAAAGCAATTAGAAACGCTGCAAAAATACAATGATAGCAAAAATCGTTTCTTGTTTTATCCGTGGGGAATATACGTTACCGCTTATGCTAGACGTAATTTATTTACGGGTATTGCCGAATGTGGTGACGATTATATATATAGTGATACCGATAGCGTTAAAATAATGAACGGTGATGCTCACAAAGAATATTTCGTTGCCTACAATATGTTAGCACAACAAAAATTACGTGCAGCCTGTAAGCATCATAAAATACCCTTTGAAAAGGTTGAACCCGTCACGATTAAGGGAATCGCAAAACCTTTGGGGGTTTGGGATTATGAGGGGCGGTATATCCGTTTTAAGACTTTAGGTGCAAAAAGGTACATGGTAGAAGAAGAAAACGCCCTAACAGTAAACGGCAAAGATTACAATTATAGTATTACCGTTTCGGGCGTTAACAAAAAATCTGCTATCCCTTATATGTTAGAAACGTTTGGGGAAAACGGAATCTTTGACGCATTTACAAATTATTTGGATATTCCACCTAGCGCAACAGGCAAGAATATACACACGTATATTGATTACGAACAAGCGGGAACGATAAAAGACTACACGGGCACGGTTTCAAGTTACGACACGTTAACGGGGGTACACTTAGAACCAACAGGGTACACGTTGAGTCTTTCAGTTCTTTATATAAATTATTTAATGGGAATAAGATTAAAAAAAGAATAATATGAAACAGAAGAAAGAAAAAGCAGAAACGCCAAAGTTTTACAGTCTTTCACGAATTTTGGCAAAGAATGCCGATTATAACGTAATATTCGGTGAACGTTCCAACGGTAAAACATACGCCACGTTGTTATATGGAATCAAAGAATATTTGAAGACGGGGAAACAAATGGCGTATATCAGACGTTGGCGTGAAGATTTAAGGGGCAAACGTGCCGAAAGTTTATTCTCAAATCACGTTGCAAACGGTGTAATACAGGAACTGACAGACGGTAGATTCAATGAAGTGTTTTATATTTCGGGTAAATGGTTTCTTTCGTCCTATGACCCCGAAACTAAAAAACGTGTACCAGATAACGTACCGTTTTGTTTCGGTTTCTGTTTATCAGAACAGGAACACGAAAAATCTAGCAGTTACCCGAATATAACTACTATCGTTTTCGATGAGTTCCTGACAAGACGTTATTATTTGCCCGATGAATTTATGCTATATATGAACCTGTTAAGCACGATTATCCGACAACGAAACGATGTTAAGGTTTTTATGTTGGGTAACACCGTAAATCAGTTTTGCCCGTATTTCTCAGAAATGGGTTTGAAACAAGTTCGCTCAATGGAACAGGGCACAATAGATATTTATAAATTCGGTGAACACGGTGCAACTGTTGCAGTAGAATATTGCAGCACGATTGTTAAACAGAAAGCCAGCAACAAATATTTCTGTTTCGATAATCAAAATTTGCAGATGATTACGGGCGGTAAATGGGAACTAGCGGTTTACCCTCATTTACCCGTTAAATATCGCCCGAATGATGTGTTATTTGTGTTCTATATCCAGTTTAACGAAATGACCTTACAGGGTAACGTTATTCAAGTAGAAGACGAAGAAACAGGGGTTAACAACTTTGTTTATATACATAACAAAACAACCCCGATAAAAGACACGGACAACAGTTTAATTTATTCGCTGCGAATGAACGGCAAACCGAACTATAAACGCAAGTTGTTGAGTACTGCAAGTTATCTAGAATCACAGATAACAAAGTATTTCGCAACAGATAAGGTATTTTATCAAAATAACGAAATCGGGGAAATTGTAAGAAATTACCTGATGGCAAGTGCTAGAAGTAACATTATTTCTTAAAATCTGTTAAACGGGGATAAAAAGTGTTTAACGTGAAACATTTTCCCCGTTTTTATTTGGCGTTTTCAGAAAATAATGCTATCTTTGCAACGTAAAATAACAAAGTTAAAATTTAATATATGGATTTAAACGGAATCGTATCTTTAATTAGTAACGTTGGTTTTCCTGTTGCGGTTTGTATCGCCCTTTTCTTTTATATGGAGAAACAGAATGAACGTCACCAACAGGAAACAGACAGGTTGAACGAAACAGTACAAAGTAACACGAAAGTGTTAACAGAACTTTGTACGTTAATTAAAACGCTTATCAAATAATGAAAAAAGAAAATTTATATGCCCTGTATCAAACAGAAGTTAAGAACAAAGATTACGCATTAAATACTTTTATGCAACGTGTTCTTTGTATGACTTCAAAAATGTTTGAATATACAGGAACACCCGAAACAATGCCGCCTGTAGAACTTGAAAAGATTCTGCAAACTAGCGGTAACGTTGGAATCGCCAAAGTTAACGGTGATTTGTACGCCTTACAGGGTTCACGTGGCGGTGAATGTGATGCGTATTATCGGGGCAAAGATTTCGTTGTCGCAAACCCGTGGTTAAAGTTGGATAAAACTTTCAAAATTGGTGATGATATTGTAGTTATCAACAACACACCGTTTGCAGATTCAATTTTGCCAATTATCGGGAAATATGGCGTACTTTACACCGATGCAGTTATAACGCTGAATATGACTAGTATTTTAACTAGAATAACAATGCTTATTTCTGCAAGTGATGATAAGACCCGACAAAGTGCAGAATCGTTCCTGCAAAAGATTTTGGACGGTGATTTCTCGGTGGTTGGTGAAAATGCGTTTTTCAAAGGTGTAAATATGCAAACACCACCAACACAAAGTAACCAACAAATAACGCAAATGATTGAACTTTTGCAGTATTACAAAGCGTCAATGTTTAACGATTTGGGTTTGAACGCAAATTATAACATGAAACGTGAACGTTTGAACACGCAAGAAGTTTCGATGAATATAGATGCTTTAATGCCGTTTGTTGATTCAATGTTAACGGAACGTGTTGAGGGTGTTAAACGTGTTAACGAAATGTTTGGCACGGATATTACGGTAACGTTGGGGTCTAGTTGGAAAATTGAGCACGAAAACTATTTATCGTTGCTTAAAGTATCAGAAGACGGGCACGACCACACAGATACAGAAGACGTTGACCCTACAAACGAAACGGACGAAACGGACGAAACGCAAGAAACAGAAGAAACAGAAGAAACGGAAACAGAAACAGAAGAAACAGAAGAAACGGAAACAGAAACAGAAGAAACAGAAGAAACAAAAGAAAACAAAGAAGAAAATGAAAATTAACGAACTTTTCACGGGTGAAAATGGTTTGTTTGAAAAAATCTTTGCGCCCCTGTTTCCTGTTTTGTACAAATCAATTTTCGGGGAAGATGACCCGAAAATAATAGATATTGATTTTCGTTTCAAATATGGAAACAAAATTCTTGTTGATGCCGTAACAAACGAAACTGCAAACGATATTGTTAAAAGTATTATTACGGTGAAGTTTGACGAATGGCAAAAACAAATTCAAGTGTTTAATAAAGAATATGACGTGTTAAACCCTGTAACGTCAAAGACAACGGAAACAACTAGTAATACCGTTGACGAAACAGGAAATAATAATACAGTCGATTCAAGTACAACGTTTAATAATGGAGATTTCGGAAATGATGCCAAGCAACAACGAGAATCAACAGGAAACCGACAAGAAACGGGCACGAAAACAAGTATTAAGAACGGTTTGCCGTCTAGTGTTCCTGTTAGTGAAATTATTCAAAAAGAAATGAGTTTACGCAAAACTAATTTCAAAACGCAAGTTATTACAGAACTTGCAAAAGAGTTAACAGTAGATATTTATTAATACTTAATTTTTTATAAAAATGGAAGTAAAACAGATTTATAGTTTAGTAAACACCGTATCGGGTGAAGTTTTGGGAAAAACCGATATTGTCAACGAAGATTTAACGGGTATCGTTGATTTGGGTAACGAGATTTTTAACCAAAATGCCGTGGATAATTACGTTAAATCGTTGGTTAACCATATCGGCAAAGTTGTTTTCGTAAACCGCCCGTATAGCGGCAAAGTTCCAAGCGTTTTGATGGATGCATGGGAATTTGGTAGCGTTTTGGAAAAGATTTCCGCTGACGTTCCACAGGCTGAAGAAAATGACACGTGGAATTTGACCGACGGCACAGAGTACAAACAGGACGTGTTCCACAAACCGACAGTTTCGGCTAAGTTCTTCAACTCAAAGGTAACTTTTGAGGTTCCCGTATCTATCACAGAAAGACAGGTAAAGGAATCTTTCAGCAGTGCAGAACAATTGAACGGCTTTTTGTCAATGATTTATTCAGCAGTTGAGAAGTCAATGACTATCAAAACCGATGCACTAGTTATGCGTACAATTAACAATATGATTGCTGAAACTTTGGACGCAGACAAATCTGCATTCGGTTTTGTTGCATCAACACACGAAACAGTAGATTACTCTAGCGCATCAACAGTTCGTTGCGTAAACTTGTTACATCTTTACAACGAGAAGACGGGAGCACAGTTGGCTGCAAACGTTGCCGTAACAACACCGGATTTTATCAGATTTGCCGCTTATATTATGGGTTTGTATGCCGACCGTTTGCAAACCATTTCAACTTTGTTCAACGTTGGCGGCAAAGAGCGTTTCACACCGAAAGACGTGTTGCACACCGTCTTGTTGAGTGATTTTGCAGCCGCTGCAAAAACATATCTTTATGCCGATACGTTCCACAACGAAAACGTGTTGTTGCCACAGGCTGAGACCGTTGCAAGCTGGCAAGCAACAGGCAAAGATTATGCATTCGACAACGTTTCAAAAGTTGATGTTAAGAGTGCGAGCGGTGCTACTGTTTCCATCGGTGGCGTGCTGGGTGTGATGTTTGACCGTGATGCTTTGGGTGTTACAAATTTGGATAAGCGAGTAACAACCAACTACAACGCCAAAGCAGAATTTTTCAACAATTACTTCAAATTCGATGCTGGCTACTTCAACGACACAAACGAAAACTTTGTTGTGTTCTTTGTTGCCTAATTTGATTGTATAACTGTTGGGGTGTTCCTGTAGTTGATAGCACAGGAATGCCCCCTTTTAATTTTTAGCGGTATGGTTAAAATCAAAACATTTGTTTACAACGGCAAACCAAACGAAGTAAACAAAACGCTACAGACAAACGAAGAATATACAGGCGTGTTGAATGCTACATTTAATGTGTTAACGCCTGTTGTACGTTTCAGAACTCGCACGCCTGTTACGTTTAATTACGTTTATATCGAAAGTTTGAACCGTTATTATTTCGTTTCAGAAAAGCAACAAGACGGTGATATTTGCACAGTTCGTTTGCGTGTTGACGTTTTATTAACTTATAAGGATATTATTTTGAATAGTACGGGAACGCTTACAAAGGGCGAAAATGTTAACGAGTATCTTTCAAACCGTTCAAACGTTTTCGATTCACGCCCTAATATCAGAAAACTTGATTTTCCGAATAAAGAGTTATTGAGTGAAGACGGTAGCATTATTATGGTAACAATAAAAGGAAATGTTTAATTATGAAAATAACTTATAATATTTCAACAGAGACAACCGTTATCGGTGACAAGCCCGAAACAATAGAACACGGGGAAACTTTAAATTTGACCCTACAGGCAAACACGGGATATAAGTTTGACCCTGTACCGTTGGTAGCTATCAGAACATCAAGTTTTCAGTATATCAATACAAACTTTGTTTTGGATTCAACAGGGAAAAAAGCAACAATTTCTTATGAGATTCCATCAAATGCATCAACGTGCACCGTTAAAGCGTTTACGGTTGAAAGTGCAGACCCGGTACCCGAAACCGTCACGGTTACAAATACGTTGTCAAATTGTACTAGTTCGTTAAACGATGGCACGGTAAACAAAGGGGAAGAGATAACGATTACTTTGACCGCAAACAAGGGGTTTTCTTTTTCGGGTGTTGCACCAGCTATTGACTACGAAACATCGGGCACACCGTCAACGGTTTTTAATGTAGCTATCGACAAATTAACGGCATCGGTGACAATTACCCCAAACGACAATTTTACAATTAATGCCAACGCCTACGAAATTAAAACGTTTGTAAACGTCACATATAATTTGAAAAATTGCGTTTCAAGTTTGACGGGTGAAACTGTAGAAAAAGGCAAAGAGATTACGGTGACGGTAACGGCAAACGAAAACGCTATATTTGACGGAATCACGCCAAACGTTTACTATCTAGAGCACGGAATCCCAAAAACGGTAAACTTTACGCTAGATAGCGAAAAGAAAACGGGAACGCTAACATTTACGCCAAATTTCAACTTTACTTTGAATGCCGATGCCAATATAATTGAACCCGTTGCAAAAAATTACGGTGCAATTAATGTTTATAAAGTAAGTTTGGAAAATCTAGATGCTTTCAGCAAGCAACGTTTTTCTAAAGTGGTTGATGAAACAACAGGTGCAACACAAACCGTTAATTTGGGCGTATATGTGAACCGTATTAAGCAAATTTTCGCAAACGTTCCTGTAAGTGGTACGGATAACTTGAAATGTGGTGACTACGATACAAAAATCGTTGTAGAATCGCCAAAAACCGATATTATAACAATAGATTTCGGAAACGTTGCCCTTACAGGGTTAAACGGTAACAATGCCGATTATGATGCAAAGATTTCAATTTTTATCCCGTGCCGTGGGTTTGTTCCTGTTGATAACTCATATATTGGTAAAACGGTTAATTTGTCTTTGAAAGTTAACATCGTTACGGGTGATGCTGTGGCGTTCCTATCGTGTGACGGTGTAACATTTCAGTTTGAAAGTTTTTCTTTGTCACGTGATGTTATTTATCGAACAGGGGATAACGATTTAAATCTCGTTGGCGGTGACGAATGGAACGAACAAATTTTGTATGGTTTAGAACCTTACTTTTTAATAACGGAAAATAAAACCGTTGACGTTGTAATTAACAACACGCAAAAAGATGTAACGTTGAAAGACGTTACAGGGTTTGCACAGTTTGAAAACGTAAATTTGGACACTGCAAATTTGTTGGTAGATGAATATAACGAAATTGTTTCACAACTTGAAACAGGCGTTTATCTATAAAAGAAAACAGGCGGTAAAATGTTACCGCCTGTTTTCTTATTTTTTATTAGCAAATTCGCAATATAAATTTTTGCTACAAATAAAATCCAAAGCACGGTTTTTCTTTGCCGTTTCTTCATCAAGTTTGCACGAAATAGTTTTTATTACTAATGTTTGCGCTTTCAATGTATCAATAACAGAATTTAATAGCATACCGTTTGTACCTGTTGTGTTTCCTGCTATATACTGCAAAGTTTCGGTTGAACCCTCAACCGATTTCAACAAAATTTCTATAACCTTATCCATAACTATTTCTTTTCCAAATTAATTATAATTTGGTTGCGTGGTTTACCATTACGTGGGCAAACTGAAACGTGAAACCAAAACGAATTCGGAAAACCTTTGCGGTGTTCTTTAATAAGTTGGTCAAAACCGCCTGTTTCTCTGAGAACCGATTCAAGTTTTGTCATATCAGCACAAACCAAATCAGCCGCTAAACCTTTTTGGTGTTGACTGTTAACAACACCCCCGACCGCCTTATTTAACAACGGACATCGGTAGCCACTAGAAACTAGAATCGGTTTACCTAACTTTTCGCGAATACCGTCTAAATAATCGGCTAAACGATTCAAGTTATCCACAATTTCAAACGATGGCATATTGTCTATTTTTAGACGTTGCGCCGTTGCTGAGTTGATGAACTCAGACAATTTAAAATACTTAATCTTTTTCATATCACTCATTTATTTTCTGTTGGTGTAACAATAAACCATTTGCGAGAATCTTTGTGCGTTGAAAAACGCCCTTTAACTGTTATTGAGCAATCGCCCTGTAAATAATCAATCTTGTTATTAAAGAACTCACTTACTTTATCAGAACGTACCATAAAAACCGTAACTTTGTCGGTTTGTTTCAATGTGATTCTAAAATATGAATATTCCATATATCAATTACTTTAAGCCTGTAAGTAGTGAACATTACAGGCGGTTAAACTTTATTTAATTCTCTCGCTTGTTTGTATCAACTGCAAGAAAGAACTTACATCTTTTCCCAACTTGTTACAAAGTTGTGTAACACAACAACCGTACTCATTAATGTAGTTCAAATTATCTTTTGAATCAAAGATAGTATAAACGTCTTTAGTTAACTTTGGTAAGGTGTTATGCTTAATACAGTTGATTTCATGTTGATACATAACTTTTGCAACGTCAGAAAAAACACCCTCAACAATTTGCGTGTTACGTGATGTTTCACTCTTTACACGTGTACCGTTTATAGACACAACAGATTCAAACTCTAAAGTAATTTTGTACTTTGCCATATTCTTATATTTAAATGTTCAACTTTGTTTCTTAATCACGGCGCAAAGATACAACATTTTTGCAAAACCACCAAATTATTTTCGTTAAAAAGTGTAAAAGTTTTAATTTAAATCACTTTAACAAATAAGACACTTTGCTGCTATTCGCCCTTTGTTCCACGTGAAACATTTGTTATCCACCGTTCCACGTGAAACATTATTTTTATGAAAGTTTAACAGTATTAACGGTGTGTTAAATGTGTTAAAGTGTGTTAACAATGACGGTACAAGCGACACAGCAAAAAGCGTGCCAAAGTGTGTTAGCAAGTGTTAAAAGATAGTTGGGAAATGTTAAATCTGCGTGTCTAGTGTACCTTT